TTCACATTATTCAATTTCAACAAGACAGTCGACATACTGTTACATAATGAGTGTTTATTCAGGATACTACACACCACGCGACATGCCATGGTATCAACGCATTGGGGAATGGGTTAGAAATGCCATGGAAAATGATCCCGAAAGAATCAGACACAGAGAACGCATAGAACACATCCAGCTTCGTTTAACAGAACAACGCAACAAAATTATGGAAGCTGAGCTAGAACAACAAGCAAAAGCATTAGAACTCGACGCACTTAAAATCGACCACACAGAAGGACTGCAAGCACATTTGAAATTCTACACTCTCAATAAGAAAATTGACAACAAATACATTGACTATGTCATCAGACTTGCCGAAGCATACTTTGAATCAATGAAAATTAAGAATCCTCGACTCAAATGTGATCTCATGGATGAGGTGTTGCCAATTCACATCAAACAGCGACTCAGCACAATGCCAATTTTAATGAAGGATGACAGAACAATAGCCAGCGCAAACTACATTTCGGAACTGATAGAAGGAAGGAAAGTTACCTATCCTTGGTGGAACTTATGGCAACCAACATACAGTAAGTTGGGATGTTCGGGAAACGAGGATGCGGATTACCTCGTACCTTCACGACCCAATTTCTGGAAATACGGAATGATCTTTACAGGATCGGCAATCATCGTTTTGGGAGGCAAATGGATTATTTCCCGAGCATCTCGAAGCCTGACGGATGGTATTACGAACCAATTGGCTCAGAAAGTGCCGCAGCTGCCTTCTACAACAGACATAACCCGGAACTTATCACAGGATATGATCCAAATTGCATCAAAAGGTTGTACAGGCATTTACGAAGGTATGTTGTGGATATGGAACAGTGGAGCTGTGAGGAGTATATTGCAAGCATCTGGCCAGCAAGCAAGCGAAGAATCTATCAGGATGATTATGACCAATTTTTAAGCGACGGCAGAATATCAAGTTTAGTTCAACCATTTACAAAACCCGAAAAGAAAAATTTTTCAAAATATAAAGCACCAAGAATGATTCAGGCTAGAAAACCAATTTTTAACATTCATTACGGCAAATTCATCAAACCACTCGAAAAGAAAGTGACTAAACATGGTAGGTTCAGG